AGGAATTGGCCGGGGATGAATGCGGATGGTGCGCCATCTACAAATTTCGGTACGCAGTTGATCATAACGCGACCCCTACCATCATTGCTCCAAGGATCAGAGGAAGAGAAATCGCATAATACTGCCATGAACTCATGCCAAATCCGGCGCCACCAAGCACTGCCCCGCCAATAAAAACAAGAGCAAACCCAAGATAAATCATAACGTCCCACCCATCAATTGATAAAACCCGAAAGCAAACGCTGCCATGACTACGAGGGCGGTAATCCAGATGATCGCCGTAACCCTGACGCCGATCAGGAGCGAGCTGAATCCGAACAGTGCCGCCATCACCACAACCATCAAGAACAAGCCGAGATAAAACATGGTGCGCCCTCATTCGTGTGTGTATGTGAAGGTTAGACCGCGTGGTTAGCGCGGTCAAGGGAAATTGTTTCTCAGTGCAGCATTTCAGGAGAAACGGTGATTCGTCCAACCTCGCCGTATTCCTTGTGGTACGTGATAACCGTAGAGCTGCGACCAGACATCCATCCGCCACGACTAGCGTATGCGTCTGCGCCGGCCAGGGTTCGGTGCTGCTCGACAATCATCAGGTTGGTTTCCTTAAGGTCGCGATGGTGCAGATGCCCCGTGTGTGCGTACGAATGCTTGGTGCGCCCGAACACGTCACGGAACTTGGCAACGAATACCGCGTCCAGGCCGCTCATGCGGTGCTTGTGGCCGTGATGCCAGAAAAGGCTAGTAAGGCCATGCTCGTAGCAGTAATACGGGTCTGGACGCGTTTCTACGGTCACTCGTGGCTCATTCTCGTAGCGTGCGGCGAAGAGTTCGCGTAGCCAGACGGAAGACGCGAGGTCGTGATTACCTTCTGCCATCAAAACGTACACGTTCTGGTATTTAGCCAGCAGCATGTCAATCACGCGGGCAATTGTGCGGATAGCCACGCGCACTAGTCGAGAGAACCGAGTGTCAGCGTCCAGGTTATGCCCGCTGCTTGGGGTGATTGATTCCAGGCCATCGAAGTGAAGGAAGTCGCCGATTTGCGCAAGCACGCAGGAATCAGCATCAGGGGATAGCGAGATTGAACGCTCGAACCAAGCAAGAAGAGTGGCTTCGGCAATGTTGGTGTCCCAGTCGTCGCCGGTTTCAGCCTTCCATGCGAGCATGCCGAAGTGATAGTCCGTGATCGTGTAGACGTTCAGCAGGTTGTCCGCGCCTGGAGATGGTGCAGTCATCAGCGATACACGCGGGATCTCTTCCTTAAGCGCCTCAACCGCCTCAAGCATCATCTCGTGCCGGCGCTCGTGATCGGCAGAGGTCTTCACCCACTGAGCAGAGAGAACGCCCTCCTTGTTGTACAGGCTGGATACGCCTTTGACCTTGAACCCATCAGGGCATTGGCGCGTCATGTCCGATTCAGGCGCAAATCCAACCAATGCAAGCTTAGCCTTCCATCTACGCATAGTCCGCTCACTAACCCCGAACGATTCAGCCATCATCCCATTCGTAGCGCCACTCGCAATGGCTTCCTTTACGCGCTGCTCGTTATATTCCTGCATCATTCCCTCGGCTTGCGTGATTTCTGAAAACTCATTATGCAATGAAAAGGCCCTGTGCGGGCCTTGGGTTATTGTTTGTGTTCGGTCATTTGGCTGTGCTCGTTGGGCGTGGTTGCAGCGTGTTTCGCCAGTCTTCATTGCGCTTTCCTTCGAATTTCCAAAGGTTTATTCCGCGCATCTCATGACTCCAGTGATCGTGATTCATTGTGGGCTTATCCTCGTATGCCTCCCACGAACCGTCTAACCCTTGACCCAGCCAGTTAGCCCACTCTGGAATGTCTCGCTCCCAGCTAGGAATATCCGAAATAATATGTGAAGGCTTTTCTGCTTGTTGCGCTTCCAACTGCCCGCACTGCTCACTAGCCGCCTCAGCGTACAGAGACGCATACGCCACGAAGTCAAGCGCTGAGTCATGATGGTATTGCTCGGGGTTTTGCGACTGCCTGACTAGCTTCAGGAGCCCGAGAAACATCCAGCCATCGCTCTCTTCAAGCATTCTGCCAGTGATGCAGTTGAAAGCGTTCACAGTTGCAGCCATAGACCGCTCGCCAGTCGGCTTGTCGTACTGCTTGCCACGCTCAGCCTGAACGTCGATTGCTGCTTGTAGGAATTCGGTGGATTTCATTCTGCTACCTCTAGATCATCTAAGCAGATACCCGCCTCGGTTTCCGCTACCTCGTACAGGCGACGTTCTTCCCTCACACCGATATTGCCATCACGCAACCGGTTCTCGGAGATCCCGGTTCTCAGGCTAATGATTGGATAAGACCAGCCGCGAGCAATAAGCTCCTTAATCAACTCAAGCATGCAGTTCTTCCTTGTGGGTTACGTCGAGTGGGTCGGCTTCTGGGCGGATTGGGAGAAGGTGCCTTGTAAGAGCCATCCATGCATCTTCACACAGCGCTACCTCAAAGTTCCAATATTCGCCCCACCCTTCCATGATTCCTTTGTCCTTCAGGATTACCGTCTTACCGATATGCTGGCTATCCTCATGCACGGAGCCAATAACCAACGCTAACATCCCAGCCTGCAACTCGCTCATGTCCAAAGCCCCTGAGTAACGAGTTCCGATTCTACCTGTTTCAGAGAGCCCAAAAACTCAACCTTAGTGCAGAAGTTCGCGCAGGCATTCCAGAATGTGTTCCGTGCGTTTTCGAGTTCTTGTTTTGCGGATGCGACGTCGTCGTGGTCGCACTGGATGTAGGTTTGGTGTGCGGATTCGAGTGCGATGCGTGCGGCTTTTACGGTAATGCTCATGATTGCGACTCCACGTCTACGTAGGCTTGGGATGTGTGGCGGATCAGTGCGAAGGCATCACGAAGCGATTGCGCGAAATGATTTGCGTCTTCTTCGTTGGTGAATGCCTGTGCCTCTTGCTGGGTATTGCCATGATAATCACCATACCGAGAAACCCAGCGAACCATCCAAACCTGCAACCCATCAAGCTCAACCGTTTGACCAGATGGTGCCTCAACCTTTTTGCGAAACCAAACCATATCCCTATCTCCCTGTCTGAGCCCATATGGCCCGTTCGATGTCACTCTGATACTCTGCGCAGATTAAGTCAAGCGAATTACGAGAAATATTTTCGCCGATCTCGTCTGTTGCTGAGGTAGCTGTCCACTCAAGCTCGCTGTAGCCGTTTGCGTGCTGGGTTGCTGGGGTTGTGTTGGCGTAGTGGATATCGATGTCTAGAACTAGTCCGTGGAGGCTTACGATTGGCACTTAATGGTTCTCCGGAGAACTGATAGCGGTGCGGAGGATGTCGAGCACCTTCTGCTGTCCGTGCGCACTAAGACCTGTATACGTCCAACTCATGCCATTCCACACCTTGCCTTGATCGGCTCGGTATTCGGCGTCCTTCAGTGCTGCGCGCAGAGATTCGTTTTCTTTGATCAGCGCCAGAATCGTATCTGCATCTGAGGCGTCATCGTACATGTCGCGAGCCTCAGCCCATAGATCCTCATCAGGATCATCGATCAGCCTAATGTAATCCTCTGCCAACTTCTTAAGCTTACTGAAATCACTCATACACCCCTCCAATAACTAATTTTCACCTTAACGGCAGGCATCATAAAGGTCCACGCGAACCATGTGCAAGCGATTATTGGCATAGTAGTGTCGCTCCGATCGATGCTGCGGCCTTGACGATAGCAAATCTAACCAACTCGCTCCGGTCGTGACGCTCATAGCTGTGTGCGTGGATCATGTTCTCTGTCTCGGCAAAGCCCTTGTAAGTGGCAACCGTGCAGTGACCGAACTCGACAGTGATACCTAGAGACGATGCCAGATCAAACGCATCAGCGCTACTATCAGCCGGCTCCCACCGCCTAAGAATAGCCCCATCCTTAGCCAGGTAGTTCGCGCCATCCGAGTCAGTCCACAGGTCACACTCAATCGCGAAGGCTGCGTTTTTTAGGGTTGTGGTTGATATGGTCATTTCAATCTACCTCCAGATCAATGCGCAAAACATCCATGTCAGGGTAATCAGTGCCTACGTGTTGCGCGTGCTTTAGCGTGAAGCGAATGCCGTCCTGACTATCCTCAACCTCTCCGCATGCAGTGACTCCATCCGCATGATCGTAAACGCGAAACCGCAAGATTAGCGAATCGTCGCAGCCAGCAAGCATTTCCTTGAATCGTCCAACCGTAAGCAGTGGCATAACCCCTCCAAAAATAATCCAAAAAGAAAGGCTCACATTAGGAGCCTTTTGGTTTTGAGTCAAGGTTATTTATTCTGAGTTTTCCTTGCGCTCATTCCATGCAGAAAGGTCGCCGTAGTCGTCTGGTGTCGGACCGAATGCGCCGCACCCATTGCACTCAATCCACTGCGTAACATCCAGGTCTTTCGATCCGCAGAACGGGCACGGCTTGAGCTGGTCTTTCTCTCTGTGCGTGATCATCTCAGTATTTCCCGCGCCAACCGCTGAATATCGCCCCACAATTGCGATGAAGGCGAGTCGTCGTACAGGGATAGCATCTTAGCGAGTCGCACGCCGACGGGCTTGTAATCACTCAGATCAGGCGTGCGCATGGGTTCGTGCGCGATCACTGTAGGTAGCTCAAGCTGAATCTCGTTGAATCCGATCATTTCTATTTCCCTATAAGTTTCTTGGCGCGATCAAGCGAATGAGTGTTGTAGGTAGTCCCGCGCTTCAGGTTATTGTATGCGCGCTCAAGGTCGTACACAAGGTCGTCGATTAGGGTAACGACTAATGCCTGATATTCCTGGCAGCGGGTGAAGGTGTCGAGGCGTAGATTGGCGTCGTAAGCGTCTTCCGGATCATATCCAAGATCGTTTCGATACTTGCCATGCATCTTGCTCCAGAACACGCCAGCAGGCACCGGCCAAATCTCTTCAAACTTTGCGCGTATGTCGTTCATGCTTCCTCCAATCCCAATATATGGGATTCATTAAATATTATGGCGATAATCAGGTCAGGATTGTATACAAGTTATTGAATTGTTGTAGCTTTTGCGATTGCATCTTGTATCACTTTCCATGCGTGATCTGGAATCTGCCCGTTGTCGTTTTCGATGTTCTGGAGTGCGTGTAGGAGATCAGGAGCGGCGGCGATCAGGGCAAGGTTTGCTTCAGCTTCATCTCGACTACCATTGATCGAAGCTACAGCCCAATAATTTTTACAGCCGTCAGGAAGATCCTTATGAAGATCCGTAACCACTGTATGCGTCCACTCATCTGGATGGATTGCAATCCACGGCCCTTCAGTAAATCCATTCATCTTGTTTCCCCTGTTCTACTCGTTTGGTTCTTGCTGCCAGCGCGCTTAAACAGCGCTTGCAGGTCACATATTTAGCTCTGCCGGTTGACTCTATCTCTTCTGCATACACATGGCAATAAGGCTTGCATTCGCAATCATCGCCAGGGCAGCAGCATGGCACGTAATGCACGGCCTTCATACACTGCCTCCAGTAGCCCGCTCAATCGCCCTATGCGCCATCTCAAACGCATCCTTGATCGGTATTGCTTCGATGTCGATGCTCATTTTTTGCTGATCTCCCTCTCTAGGGCGCCGTCACATATTGCTTTGATTGCCTCAATACTTGGCAATTTCATACTGCGCCCATCCTCAATGAAGCATTCGCATCTGAATTGAATTTTTAGCAGTGCCTCAAACAAACTGCACGCTTCTGATTTTTCATTGCCGTCTTTCGAAAAATCCTCCATCATATCCCCTCAATAAAAATCCACGAAACGCTCGCCCTTCTTCCCAATCTCGCTCGTCTTCTCAAACTCCGACACCAGCGCCCCCACAATAGGCTTATGGTCGTCGAAGCCTGTAGCGAGCGGTAGGTCGCCGTGTTTTTCGTAGATGGCGATTAGTAGGGGGAGTAGGTCGGTTAGGGTCATTGCGCTTGTTCCAGTCCGTTGTAGCGTTTGTAGTTGTCGCCATATTCAAAGCAATATGTTGCGGGCCACGCACCGCGAGCACCTTGCTTGACGAAGTTGTAAAGCCGGTCATGGGTGCCGTGACCTGGCGTGGTCTTTACCCAAACATGGACTGGACCACCGAGACACCAGCTAGGCCGAGACTCAACCGCAGCAGCCATGAATTCTTCCAAGTCGTGATGGCCGCGACTCATGACGATATACGTATCCTCGCCTACCGACTCTACATCTAATGGATATTTCATTCACCCCTCCAAACTCTCAATTTAACTGTTCTCTGGAAAACACTTACTT